TCCGCGAATTAATTGTTTTTGTATGTCTAATCTCTTTATCATTAAATCATTAGTTTGTTTTACCGTTAATATATTTAATTGACTTAGTCTGTTTAAATTTTCTTGCTCTGTTTTTGATTCGGCCAACTTTCTAGCTCTATCGCCTTCTACCTCTACTTTTGCTCTTGCATCGGCAGCTGTGTCTTTGTCTATCTTTCCAGTACTGGCAAGTTTATTTATTATATCAAGTTGTTCTTTAACCTTACTATTAATGGTTTGTAGTTGATTATCTAGCGCAGCATTAGCAAAATCAATTTGAGCTTGTAATTTTTCAGGTGTATCGCTACCAATTTGCGAAATTATTTGAGAAGTTTTTTCTAGTTGAAAAGCTATTTCAGCTCTAGCTTCATCAGCTTTAAGTTTTATCAGATCCACAGCTAGCTTAACCTCTACTTTTGCTTTGTCACTGCTAGCCTTAGCTTGAGCCTGTACTTGTTTCATTCTACGCTGAAGAGCATCAAATAGTTCTGGGAACTCTCCTAACATACTCTGAATAGTCTGTATATCGCCGCTTTCTACTGCCTTGTATGCTTGCTGACCTTTAGATACTCTTTGTTCTAGTTTTGAAAGTGTTTGTTCTTCATTACTGGTTAACTCTCTTTTGTTTCTTGTTTCTTTTAGTTGATTTATTTTTTGATCATCTCTGAGTAGTTCTATCTGTAGGCGTAGCTTATCTGTAGACGTAGCTAAGTCCATTTGTGAATTAACTAGTCTTGACTCAATATCAATGCTCTTTTTATCTAGATCTGCTTGTAATTTTAATGTACTTTCAGTTTTTACAGGCATCATACCTACAATGGCTTTATCAAAGTCAACTTTGATTTTAGCTAGCTCCAATTGATGAGCTCTTACTGCTGTTTGGGCCATTTGCTGCACACCTTGACTAGTAGCTTGTGCTACTTTATCTCGCATAGCAATAAATTTAGCTTCAAAATCTGCAATTATTCGCTGATTATTGCTTATTTGTTGCTCTATTAGCGAGATTTCACCCATTCTTTCTTTACGGCCAGCATTAGTTTCACCAAATTGATACCATTTTAACTGAGGGCCAGATCGTAATTGCTGTAATTTTTTTCTTTGTTCTTCTAGGGAGGCGCTTACTGCATCTATATCAACTTTTTGTGCTTGAAACTCGTCACTCATTCTGGCTATATCAATAGCTGCGGCTCCAAATATAGTTAAATCTACTTTAGAGATTGAGTCCATGGCTGCTGCTTGCTTATTTAAGTCTTCAACATCTAAAGCTTTGCCTAATTGACTTAGATATTTTATATTGTTTTGTAGCATTTGAGATAGAGGACTACTATCCTTTAAGCTATTCATAAAAGTTTGAGTGCTTTTAGTAGCTAAATCACCTGCATCTACTAATCCACGAAGATAAATTGTTTGTTCTTGAATCTTTTTATTAGCTGCTTCACTAGCTACTCCAAGATCTTCAACTGCTTTTTTATAGTTTCTAGCAGCGTCTGCACCAAATCCATCTAATTTATTTAATGCGTCTTCAATAGTTTTAGGTGTTAGAGGAGTTTTATCGTCTATTTTTAATATATCTTTATATTTTCTAGTTAATTCTGCTTTTAATGGCGCAGATTTAATATTTTCAATACCTGCTGCAAGAGCAGCCCCTAATCCTTTACTAGTCTTTTCCTCTACACTATCCCAGCCTGGTGTTAAATCTGCTAGAAAATTTGAAAAAGTATCAAACCAGCTTTCGGCTTTTTTAGTGCTATCAAAGTTTTTAACTAAATTTTGTATATTTTCATCTAGTCCTTTAATACTATTAGAATAAGCTATTACTGCATCAATACTGATACTATTTTTGTATTTTTGATTAGTGTCTACAGCCGTTTTAGTAGCATCGTCTAACTGACTCAGACTATCAGTTAGTTTTTTCATCTCTTTGTCGTTTTTGCCAAATATGCCGTTTAGTAGCTCATATGCTGCAATTGCTAAGCTTAATGGGCCAAGTAACCTACTAAACAAGAATCCGCCAATTAAACTTATACCTTGTCCAAGTATGGCTGCGCTACCGGCGGCAATAGTAGTAACTCTTCCCCATTTACCTAATACATCTGCGTTTGCACTTATTTGTGCAGTTAATGACGCAAATGATTCGCGTATACCCTTAGTTTCAAACTGACGACTTACATCAGCAACAATACTAGTTCTAGCTGCACCGCTGGCTGCTCTTTGGGCATTTTGTTGTTGTATATAGGAAGTAGGCGAAAATGTACTTGGTTTAGTACCAAGTTCAGCAGCTAAATCTCCCGCTTTTTTCAATTTTGCTTCTGCGGCTATTCGCTCTTTGATAATTCCATTAATTTTTTGTTCGGCTAATGCTCTATCTGCTAAAGACATGTTTTGCTTATTTGCTAAACCTAGTTCTTCTCTAGCAACGGCTTCTCTGGCTTTAGCTGCATCTAATGCGGCTTTTGCTTCGGGTACTCCGGCTTTTGCCTCTAGACCAGTTCTGCCAAATACTTCTCGTTCTTGAGCTGCAGCAGCAATTTTTGCTGCTTTGTCCTTAGACTCTTTAGCTAGCGTATCCAGCCTATCTCTATAATCACTTAGAACAGGAAAAACTTTACTTACAATTTTTAGTGCAAATAAACCAATAGCTGCGGTTAATAGTCCAGTATTATCTGCCAATATTTTTGCAATTGGCCCTATTACGGTATTAACAACACTTAGTATATCTGTAGCAACGTTTTTAAGATTAGCTAATAATTGGTCATAGGGATTACCAGCTTGTGCAATTTCACTAAATTTCTTTTTACCTTCTTCAAGTACAGCATTAGCAAATGCTTGACGACGCTCAAAGTCTGTTAGCTGTCCTTCACTTTTACCCACACTACGTGCATAATCGGTAACAGCTTTGTCTAATTTAGTAAATAAACCTAATTCATCTAATAGTTCTGGTTCTAGTTTAGTAATACCGCGACTCAATCTGCTAACTGCATCGGTCATGCTTAGACCAAGTGCTTGACTAGCACCTTTAGCCACAGTAGCTATATCCATTACTTGTTGCTTACCCATTCCGCTAGTAGTTACTTTTGTAACCGCTTCTGCGGCTTCTCTAAAGCTGACCATGCCATCAGTAGCAGCTACAAATTCTTTTGTCATACCTACTAAGCTATTTCCGGTGGCAGCACCAAGTTGTTGCATACCACGAATCATTATTTCGGTTTGCATAGCATTCTGTAAGGCACCAAACGCAGCAGTTACAGCATAAATATTAGCTGCATATTCTGCATATAGTCTAACTAAACCGCCTAGTCCTTGCGCTTCAGCAGCAAAATCACGTGCACCAGCACCGCGACGACGTCCTACACCACCTGCGGTTGTATAATCGTCTAACTCCATAGCTGCTGTTGGGGCTGCAGTGGCGCGACGCATAGCCTGGTCTCCGGATCTAGTGCCGGTACTAACGCTGCTAGCGGTACTTTTCAGCTTTTCAAACTCTTGATTAGCTGTTTTAGTTTTACTAACTAATTTATCAATTGTACCATTATCACTAGCATTAATGTTAAAGTCTATTGATCTGCCTGCCATATCTGCTCCAAGTATTTTACTGGACTGATTATTCTAAGATTAAACCAATTATACCATATGGGTAGTAAAATGTCAATCAAAAAATTTTTTGAGTAATAAAAAAGTCTGCAAAAAGATTTTACTTTTTTGCAGACTTTTTATCCCTTTCGGTATTAATAATATCAGTTCTTATTATATCTACTGTTTTTATTAACTGTAGAGTAAGACCATATTCATCTTCCTCTAGCTGATTAAATTTTAGTACTTCTTGTAAGCCTATTAAGCTTTTTCCTAAATATAAACCAGCAAATCCTTCCCACTGATCTTGCAACATATTGTACACATTTAGTGCTTGTTGAACTTGTAGTGGTAAATCTTCTATTTCAACAGGTATTTCGCTGTCAACTGGTATAGTACCCAGTTGCTCGCACATGTCCAAATATTTTTCTTTAGACATACCTACTTGTCGATTTTGTAAATAATTTTTAAGTTGCTGCTCTACTCCGAGGATTTGCTCATTGAAAAGTTTCCCAGGTCACTAACCTGCTCACTAATAAAGCTGTCAAAACCTGTACTATTTTTCATTAAGTAAAGCGCATTTTCAGTAGTATAATTTAACTCGTCTTCTGGATCAAGTTTACTTACGTCTACTGGCGCTAATTGTTCTAGATATTTGATCTTTAATCCACGCCAGCCTTTAACAGCATTTTCTACGTAGAGTTCTAAGAACAATTCATCATTTAATTCCTCTTGTGGCTGTCTATTCTTAAAAACAGTTTTTGTAGCCTTTTTGCGAATATTAATAAGCGTTTCTCTGGCTAAAAATGCCACATTGATAAAAAACCCAGGCATACCAGGAAATTCTACCTCAACAGCTTTTGATGGAACTAATAAATTTTTTAAACTAATATCGGACATTGTTATCTGGTCTGTTAAAAATATGGCTAGTTACCTACAAAGTAACTAGCCGTATAGGTTTAAGAATTAAACAAAATATTTAACCATTATTTCATTATCTTGTAAGATGTCAAATAGTTTGTTGGTTTGATCACTACCTTGTGCTGTAAAGTTAATAGCACTAGTAATTACACTTTCTGCATTAACTGTTGGAATTGTTAACACAACAGCTGGCATTGCTAGCTCTACTTTAGTAGCATTAGTTCTGCCACCAATTTCTACTTGTAGTGCAAATTGTGGATCACTATCAGTATTAACCTTAGCTACTAAGTCGCTAAATAGGTTAGCTGTATAATTATTTGCCGCTGATGTACCACTACCACTACCACTGCGTAAATAAGCTGTTAAACTACCACTAACATTTCTACTACCTGTAAAGTAAGTAACAGCTTGATTAACTGCACCCATATATGCTGGTGTTAGATATGTAATATTATTTTGTAGTGTAATATTACCAGCAGTTAGTGGAATTGTATATGATTTTGCACCTGGAGTAGCGCTACCTGTAAAAGTGTAAGTAGGAGCAGTGCCAAATCCACCAATTTCTTCTGATAGTGTAACTGTACTCAACTTATTAGCAATAAATGGAGCATCAGTAATTTTACCACGAAAATCTCCACTTAAACTTGTACCACCAGCTAGTGGTGCACTAAATGTACCTGTACCAGCACTAACCGTTACTCCGCCACTAATAGGGAATGCCATAGTAGGGCTTATAATTCTGCGAATTGCTCTGGCTTGTCCACTCCACTGAATAGTAGCAATTTGATCAATACCAAAATCAATACTAGCTTGTGTTAGTGAACAGTCATCTAGCAAGAATGTATTTTGGTCAAACACAACAATCATACCAAAACGTTTTAGTTGGTGACTGTTACTCTTATTAAGCATTGCTACTGCTGGGTGTCCACTAGTATAGGTTAGTACTTCTTTAAAGGCACCGTCTGTGTCATTTACGTTATTAGTAAAACTTGCAGCATTTGTATATGGCTGATCTGGAGAGAACATTGCGTTCCACAATAGGGCTTCTTCGCAAGTTGTTTTATAGCCACTACCAGCAGCACTAGCTGTGTCAATAGTAATTGTAATTTGTTCTGGTGTTTCGCTAGGAGCATCAGGATCAAATATGTCAACTACAAGTGCTCCAGCACTATAACCTTCACCGCCATTTACAATTCTAAAACCAATTAATCTGTTGTAGGTATCATTAACTACTGTGGTTGCACCAACTACTTTTGTAGGTTCAGTACCAAAAATTGGTGCTAAAATTAGTGGTTTACCGTTAGGATTTTGTAGGGCAACTTCAACAGTTGTATTTGGCCCAAAATTAGTAGAAATAGCTTGACCTGCTGTAACCCCATCAAATGCATTATAAGTAGCTTGCTTTGTAGCATCCCAACTATCTACAGCCGTATCCCAACTAGCAAAGGCTGTAGCAGGAGTACCTGCGCTTACATAACCTGTAGTAGTAACAGCACTAATTTTTGTAACAGTACCACCAATTGTACCAACTTTAGCTGGTCGCAAATATGTACTAAAATTAAAGTCTACTGGATTAAGAGCGGTGTTAAACTGACGCTGTCCACGAATAGGTGTTGTACCTGCTTCATTAACAGCAATTGTTTCTACTGCTGTTGTTTGGTTAAAACTTAGGTCATCTAGAACTTGTATCTCAAATGTTGTATTTTGCGTGTGGCTGCCAAGGTTGATTTTTCCTCGGTTAGGATCTGTTAGTTCAACATTTGTAGTAAAGAATACTTTACTATTACGTAATAAATTAACTGACATACTCTATCCTTTTCTAGAAAGAAATATTTTCTAGCTTTTACAAGACTTTTATCTGCGTTAGGCTATAAAATATTGTTAATTCATAATTTGATAACGAACCTGTAAATAGATTTCACCAACTGCATAAGGAGTTAATAGTCCTTCATCTGTAGTTATTGAGTCTATTAAAATTTCTGTGGTTTCATAGTTGTTCGTTGTATCGTATACCAGTCTACGATTTCGGTCTATGCATATCTCTAGATCACTAAGTAAGTTTTCTAGTTGTTCTTGTGCTAGTTCTTCGTCTTTGCAATATACTTTTACGCAAACTCTTAGAAAACCCCACTTAAAATCTCCAGGTAAATATTCCCGCGTTTCACTACTAGGCGACAAGTAAACGGCCGGGAAATCATTTACCTCGTCCCAAAATTTTAGTTTAGCAAAACTTTGGTTTTGTAGATTTGTTGTATAAGGAGTATTACCATCTATAGTTTTAAAAGATTCTGCAAGTGCTTGTAATATTTGAGTTCGCTTGCTCATGAGTCAATACTTCTTAGATTAGTAATCATTAATTCGGCTGCTATTTGTCTAATTGACTTAGATATTAGCAGTTTAGGATCGCGACTGCTAGGGCGTGATTGCTCTCCACCAGCGCTAAAAGTTGCATAAGGGTTACGCATATAGCTGTAGAATACACTTATCATACCGCGACGACTTTGACTAACACGCTGTGCTTGTACACTTTCTGCAAATCTGCCTGTACGTAGATTAAGTATATCTCGCCTATTACCACCACCCATATTTTGTTTGACGATTTCTACCAACTTTTGATTTAGTAAATTTTGTAATTTTATAGGAGTATCTTTAAAAGCTGCCTCTGGTTTAGGCTGTGCTCTTTTACTAGATACCTTAGTAGTAGAACTAGTTTGTGTAGTAACAGTAGTAGGTTTTAACTTTCCACCTGCAACTGCTATCTTTTTTGTACTGCGTTTACCACGGCTAATTACCTTACCATGTATAAATGTTTCTAAAACTTTTTGCTCTATATCTTCGGCAATAGTTGGAGAAAATGGCAAATCTTTTAATAAATCCATTAACTCAGCAGATAGAGCACCTTCAATATAGTTTCCGTATACGCCTTGATTTTCTTCACGATCTTGTATAATAACTATATTTGCACCTAGAGTTGTTAATAGTCCTCTGGTATCTTTTGTAATCGTTGCTTCAACCTTAGGGCCATAGGCACTGGCTTGTTGTAGTCGAAATAACAAACTTTGTGTTCGTTGTTGCAGCTGCTTAATTTCAGGAGCGTATTGTCTGCCATATCCTGCATCTACTCCAAAACTACTAACACTGTTTAATTGATTAATTATAGTTTGTAGTTTTGTACCTAGCGGTGTTTGTGCAAGTTTTGTATTTCCTACAATGTGGCCTACGTCAAAACCAGGTGTTCTTTTGCTTACATACAGTGTTTTATTTATAAACTTGTCTAGCTCTTTATTTAAAAATGTTTCAAATAATCCACTATAAGCTTTTTTATAGCTACTGTAGAGTGCACCTACTAATTTACCATTTTCATAAACTTTAGTAGGTTTAATATTTACGCTATCTATTTTAGCATCAAACGGTTTGCCATTAAATAACATTTGACCGCCACTAATTTCTAGTGTATTTTGATGGCGACTAATTATAAAATCTTCTAGGCGTTTTTTAAAGTCAGGAATAGATATATAGTCTCCTTCAACCATATCATCTGTAACTTCTTCAAGTGGTACGCCAAATCCTGCACTATAAATTTCTTTAGCTTGTTCTTTTGTAGTAACTAATCTACTGGTAAGAGTTTCTAATACTTCGATATTAATAGGAACAAAGTGCAATTTTTTATCTTGTTCGGTTCTAATATCTTGAGTACTAATCTTTTTTAATAATTCGGCTACTTGACGTATAGTACTCATTAAGTATAATCCGCAATATACTGATCAAGTACGCGCTTAATGTGCGCTGGAAAATTACTGGTTTGTATATACTGTATTTGTGTTACGTTTGGTGTAACATCACGATTTACATGCACAGCACTATTATTTTTAGTATAGTACTCTACTAGATCTAGTACTGCTAGTTTAAGGTCTGGTGGTGTACCGTCAGCATATCCACCTTGATATTCTACCTGAAAACCGTTAATCAGCTTATTCCACGTTGTGCCCATTGGTATTGCTTTGATAGTACTACCAACAAGTACCCAGTCTTCATATCTGGTAAGTGATGTATAGCTTTGACCATAGTCTGTGCTATAGCTAAAATCAACTATATCTATTACTGGTGTTTCACTTAGTATTAAGTCGCCAAAACCACCTTCAAATATTTCCACCTTAGGGTCGAAGATATGGTCTATAAATGTTCTGCGGCAATAAGTTTTTACCAGCTGACTAACCATAGGAATTAACAAGTCGATTTCTTTATCCTTGTTATTTGTACTAATTCCCATGTAATCTTTATATTCATTTCTAGTAATTAGATCGGCCATATAAAAACTCCTTGTGCTTCCAAAACCACAGGGCTTTGGAAGCAGGACTCTTGCGAATCCTGCCTGTATAAACTACTATTATGCTACGTAACGTACGCAAGCAACGCCATCGCCATCAACTGTTGATAGCTGTGTCATACCAATACGCATACTTGCTACTAGTACACTACGCTGATTTACTACTTCATCGTCGCTATCTAGGCGCATACCACGATGTGTACCTACTAAGAAGTTACGTGGGTTAACAATTACGGCTGCTAGCTCATCTGCTGCTGGAGTAGCTGCTGGAATTGTTGCACTTACTAATACTGGGGTATTACCAACGCTACCGATTTGACCTGTAAATAGTGTAGCATTTGGACCAGCTTTGTCAATTGTTAGGAAGTTACTATCTTCTAATAGTTCATAATAACCCTGTGTGCTAACAAAAATAACTAGTTCACTTGGAGTTAAGCCCCATGCTCCTAGTGCTTTACGAGCTGCCATTACTTTAGCAACTGTTAGTTTTTCACTAGCGCTAATATCAATACCACGAGCTGCAACACCTGTTGCATCGTATGTAGCAATACCCTTAATAGGATCACTAGCACCTGCTGCACCAATAAGCATTGCTTTATCTAGTGCTTTAGCCATACGACGACTTAGAGCTTCACGTACTAATGGTAGTACTGGAATTAGAGCGTCTTCGTCTTCTTCAAAAGCGATATACTCTTTTGTAGCTAGTTTATAAGCTGTTAATGTAATCTCTTTTAGTTGATGTACACGAGCTGTACCGCTGCTAGCAGCTGTACCGTATACTAAGCGCTCGCTAGCTCCTGCACCGATAACCCAATCAGCATTATCACCAGTATCTGGATTTACTGGAATACGCATAACTGGCTGTGTCATAGATGTAGTACGCATTGCACCAGCTACAACTAATTGACGACGCATTTCGCTTTCTAGAGTTGTGCTAACTTCTTCTTCCCAACGCTGATCTGGAAAACGTGGGCTACCACTTGTACCACCATATGCACCAAAACTAGCAGCAGCTTTTTCTAGTAGTTGCTTACCAAACTTGGTATCAGTCATTGACTTACGTAGGATTTTGCTGATTAGAACAGCCTTTTCCTTATCGGCATAAGCAACGTCAGGAGCTGTTGGCTCACTAAACTGCATACGACTACGCTGTAGTGCTTCTAGTTCACCACTCTTGTTTTGTAGGGCTTCTAGCTCTTTAGCCTTTTCCTTGATAGCAGCCTCTAGACCTTCTAGTGCTGTTCTATGCTCTGTGGCTTGATCTTCTAGGCGCTTTTCAATGTCGCTTAGTAGACGCTCTGCACCAGTGTCAACTGTTTGTACAACTGGAGCTTGTGGAGTAACTGCACTTACTGCAGCCTTGATTTTAGCTTGTAGTGCTTCTTCATCTTGAAGTTTACGCTGTGCTTCTTCAGCAGCCTTTGTTTGGGCTTCTAAAACAGCTTTTGCAGTTTGCTCAGCAGCTTTAGCAGCAGCATCTGCTAATAATTTCTCTAAATCTTTTGGATCCATGTCCCATTCCTCTTTTTCGGTGCTTTTTGCCGCTTTTGGTGTATCAAGCTTTTTAGCCGATTCCACTGGTGCCGGTACAAATTGCTGTTTATATAATTCAAACTCTGTGGCATTGTCAAATGCCTTGGCTAAACTAAATAGTGTGTTTTGATTAGCTGGTACTGAAACAACACTAATCTCGTGTAATTCCAATTCCTTGATTAGGAAAGACTCTGAGGCGCTGTCATAATCAGCATCCTTTACTCTAAATCCTACGCTAAACGCGCTTAAGATACCCTTTTTAATCAGCTTGTAAACATCACCTACCTCTTGAGGAATCTGGGCACGCACCCATAATCCTTGATCAGTGACTTTATGCTCTACCATCTTGCCAATAGGCATTTGATGGTTGTGATAGGCTAGTATAATTGGATTTTTAAGGTAATTACTTAACCCCTCATTCCATGCCTTCATAGGAATAACATCACCTTGTCTATCACGGTCTACTGTGCTAGCATATCCTTCAATATAAATGCTATCGTCAGTTTCTGTACTAGCGGTAAACTTGCTGCTTAAATAGAGTAATTTATCGATCTTTTTAGTCATATTACTCCCTCGTCGTACTAGGCCTACCACCTTGCGATGGATCAGCTGCGGAACCTGCTATATTAGCAGGTATTCTAATAGTATCCTGACCATCAAGTTTAGGATACCGTAATTCTGTTCTAGCTTCATTTGGTGTAATAATTCCACCATTCACTAGTGTGCTGTGATATTTTGCTGTTTCACTAATATCTGGTTGTAGTGCACTAACACTACTTGTTACTGCTTCCACGTCATATCCAAAGTATCGCTCAACGGCGGATATATAAAGCTTAGTAATTGGCAATACTGTTTCCAGGTAAAATAAGCGTAGATTAGGGGCAATGTTAGCATTATTACCTCCCATTAATAGTATAGGTGGAACACCTATACTAGTCATTATACGCTCACTGTGTGTACGTATGGCTTTGTCAAAGTCTAGGTCACTGAAGTTTTGATCTTGCAGCTTGTGTGGCTTTAGCCCACTGTCAAGAATAATTGGTCTACGTCCACCACTTTTAGCGTTATATCGTTGCTGCCAGTAAGCCAGTGTTTTTTCCTTGGCCTGTGGACTTAGAGTATTTTCACTGGTAAGTACAAGACCAAAAATTGTGCCATTTTCAAAAAACTTTTGCTGAAACTCGTGCATGCTGTTGAGCACGTCAATATTACCCAAACAACTTTCTAGCCTGCTAGATCCACGGTAAATACTGTTGCTGTTAATATCCTTAAAATAAAATACCTCATTTTCAGGAAAAGTTACGCCAGTGTTGTACTTAAAGCCGCGTATAAAAGTTCTAGGGTCTGTTAATATTTCTACATTATCTGCTGGTAGGTGGTACATAAACACACCATCAAAATGTATGAAGGCATTACCGTCTAAGAGCAGGTCTTTAAATAATTCGCGACGAAATTCCTGTGCCGACTGGTAGGGATTTGGTCGAAAGTTTAGTAGTGTGTTTAAGGTCTTTTGACGTATGCCATTAACCACACCATCATGTACTTTATCTTTAACATCATAGTCTAGCGAACTACATGCACTAACTACCATATTGATTGATCGGTTTACGCTATCTATGCTACGAAACGCATTTCTGTAATTTACTATGCGCTGAGTGCTTTGAACCGAACTACCTTCATCAGCTGCTATGATTGGTTGTGCTGGATTTAATTTTTCAACAATCCAACCACGAAGTCTTTCTAATGCCACCGCTATCTCCCTGTAAATTCGCTAAACGAATTAGGAATGCTACCGCGATAACTACTAGTTCCATTAATATGCTTTTCACGCTGTACTTGTATCCAGTGCTGCTGTTTAGCAACCGAACTAGGTAAGGGACTCTTACCATAAATTCCGTGCAGTTGTACATGATGGCGATTACATAGGGTGTAAACTAAATCATATATCTGTTCACGGTGGCTACTAATAAACTCGTCACGAACACTAAGTATGCCCTCATCAGTACTAACATCATAGCCACGCTGCTTTGCCCAAACCTCTAAGAGATGGGTAATGCTATGTAGGTGATGTAGTTCTAGCTCACTAGTACTGTTGCAAATATAACAACTAGATTGTTTCTCGTAGGCGCTTTTAGCCTTGTCTCTAATCCACTTAACGGCGATTCTTTTATTAGTATTTATTGCCATAAAATTTTTACTATTAGTATATTTTAGCTATTGTATACCAAAAGCACACTAAAAGTCAATACCACTTTTTTCATACCACATAGGTGTATATTGCATACCGTAATGCATCTGCTATGTGACTGTGCTTGTCATGCTTAGGCCGCTCACGTACTAAGCCCTCGCGGTCATCCCAACGATACTGATCTAGCATAGCTAGCACATGTTCACAATTTTTAAGTACTCGCAACCTACCTTGTTGTATAATTGTTTGTAAATAAGCGATTCCAGGTAGTACATCTTTTTTAGCTTTAGTGCTTGAAATATCGTAGGTATAGGCAAGATCGCTACTAAACTGTGCGGCAGCACTGTCAATAAAAATTACCTCTGGATTATACTGGTCAATTAGCTTGTGAAAATGTTCAGCATGTTGTGCAGTGCTGCGCTCTGCTTCACAGTAGTCGTGGAGAACCCAATATATCTCATCACTAGGATCGTATAACACAACAACAAAAGCTGTAGCATCGCGATAGCCTGGATCACAACCAGCAAAACATTCACCACGTATGTTTGGTGGAAGTTCGTCGACTATGTACTCCCCTAAAAATCCTTCATAAATTTGACCCAAGTAGCTGGTAAAGCTGGCCATGTACTCCTGCTCAAACTCTGACTTAGGCATACTTCGGCGTGCTTCTGCAACATCCTGTGCACTCATGCGAGTATTTTCAGTGTAATCAGCTTGTATGCTAATCCACTCCGGAAATAGTGGATCAAATCCGCGATTGTAGAATTGGCTAAACCAGTTTTGACGACCGCGTGGTGTACTAATAAATATAGCTTTGCTGTTAGGTTTGTCTAGGGTAGGACGTAGTGCAACATTAAATGCTCGCTCGCCGTGCTCCGATAGTGCAGCCTCATCAAATATTATTAGGTCATAGCTGCGACCTACTGTACTATCAACTGTGCTAATTGAACCCATTCTGATAGTGCTGCCATTGCTCAACTCAATAACTTTATCCTTAAGGTTATCACGTGTAACCTCCAGGTCAAAATGTTTAATCAACTTGCGCTGTAGCTCAAAACTTATTGACGATAGGTTATAGTTTGGGCTAATAATCAACACATTGCAGTTGGGTACTAGTGTTACCAGTTGACCAATAATATTAGCTATGTAGGTTTTGCCCAATCGACGTGCAAGTGCTGCACAAATAAATCTATACTGTGGGCTATTGACTGCATTGATTAGGGCAATCTGTGGACGATTGATGGTATCGTACATACCCATCAACTTTAAATAGTTGTCGATGGGCAGTTTGATAAATCGCTTGCTGGCATCGTAATCTGTGATAGCCTCGCTATTTATATCAGGTCGGCTGACTACTAGCATCCGGTACTTCTTGTTTTAGTTTACGTGTATACGTAGCTGGTGGTGGTGTCGCCGGTGTCACTGATGTCATTAGCTGCGGTTTAGGGTCGTGATTATAAATTAACCAATTGCTGCCTGTATAAACTAATCCAGCTGTAGTAGTAACTGTTAAATTAATATCTGCTATATCTGGGCTGGTAACTGTTAGTGTATTACTACCATCTACTAAAAAATATATTTCTTGACCTGGATATACCTCGCTGGCTGGGGGTAGTGTAGCTACAGCAGGAACTAGTTTAGTATTTACTAAATATCTTGTGCTGCCACTAGCGATAAAATTGCCAGTAACCAACGAAAAATTGTTTTCACTCATTGTGTTTCCTTTTATTATTGTTATTATACATCACCACTAATTAATTTGTGTATTAACTGTGAGTATTTAGTACCATCGTCGTTGATTTGTACATTTACTTGCTTACTTGGTGCTGTATCTGTACGCAGTTTTTGCAGCTGTATTTCTCGGTCTAGTAGGTCCATGCTCATTTTATGGCTTAGGTGTAAGAGATCGGCAATATCTTTGCCCGATCCAACCCCGGCTTCCTCCAACTCCTCAAACTTACGCTTAATAACGGCGTCCATAGCACGTCGCATTAAAAATCTGTTGTTATAACCACTGTCAAAAAATACACGATCTATGTAACCGCGTACTTCTGGTCTGGCTAGTATACTGCATACCTTGTCTAGCGGTACGCCTAATTCTTCGGCAACTTGTTCACTACTGTTAGTTGTAAGATAACAGTTAGCCACCTCAAGTGCTTCTGGGCTAATTTGTAGTGTTTCTGCGGGTAGGTGTTCCATGCCTTGCTCCATTATTTTACTGAGTATAGCATAATAGGTTGTGTTTTTCAAGCTAAAGATTTGGCACCCTAGCTGTTTTCAAAAATTTTTGTTGTGGTACGCGTGTGGGTGGGCCCCTAGCGTTCTAAATATTATACAGTCAACTAACCGCCCTGTCAAGTCCGTTCGTCGGAAAATTCTATCCGACAAACGGCACTAGACAATCTGGGTAGCCTATCCTATAATAAAAACTCGATAAACAAACAGGAGTAGCTCAAATGGCAACAGCCAAAGCCCCTAATTATAGCCCTGAGCAGACTGCTCAGATTGTAGAACAATACCAGGCTGGCGTCAGCGTGGATCAGATCGCCCAGACTATGGGCCGGACTGTTCGCTCAATTGTAGCGAAGCTCAGCCGTGAAAAGGTTTATATCGCTAAAGAATATAAAACCAAGAACGGCGAAAGCCCTATCAAAAAAGACGTCCACGCCGATTTTATCGGTGCGGCTCTCAAGCTTAGCGAGAACGATATAGATTCTCTCACTAAGGCTAACAAGAGCGCACTGCGTGCGATCTCGGATTTTATCCGTAACTCTGCTAACTAGGGTATAGGGGCGCAAGCCCCTATAT